GTCAAGGGGGGTGGGGTGTCATATATTTGACTATCCCGTCCGAATTGCCCCAAGTTACCCCGTCAAATGATTGACAAATTAAATGTATTTTATTTGTTATTAAGTGTTGCATGTTGTCCCAGATTAGATTAATGTCATAGGACATTAAGGGAAATCGGACGGCAATAGCCAAGCGACCCCAAAGCAAACTAAAACCTATGGAAGGAATACAAAATGACTAAATCACAATTTGCGAGACGCCATACATTTGAAGCTCTAACAGAGGCGGAACAAGCCGCCTTTGCAAAAGAGATGATTGTGTTGTGGCGCGAGACATTGGTCGAGCTACACGGTCTTAAAGACCAGCATGACTATTGCAAAGAGCAAGCGAAGTATTGGGACATGGAACGCAAGGACGTTGAGAAACACGCCATCGAGCATGGCTTGGCGTTCAAGCAGCCTCAAGATTTCAATGTGAAAGCCAAGGCGGCATATGTGCAGACGCGCATGATGTTCACTTGGAAATAGCAACCCTAGGCGGTGGCAATCATGCCACCGCCGCAACCTTGTCTTGGAGGACAAAACTATGACTAACAGAAAACTTCCTTTTGATTGTGCGGTTGGTACTGAACCAGAAACTGTTCAGAATATATTCGGCGGCGATAGCGTGACTATTCCAGCCGATGCCGTTGCGGTTTATGATGTCATCATGGGTTCAAGTATGATGGCAGAAAAAGCCACCAACCCAAAAGTGCAAGCCAAACTTTATAAAGAAGTACGCAAGGGGCTGGATTGGTTCATGAAACACGAACCAAAAGCCTACATGGTTCTTCTAGACTAATGGTTAGGCTGTTCTTTGTGCTAGCAGGATTATTCCTGCTAGCCACCGCTCATTCACTGTACGGTTTGACCACAGTAATGAGTATGGACGTTGATAGCATTATCAGGCTATCGCTTATCGTTCACGCTGGCGCGGCGTTCTATTGCGCTGGCGTAATTCATCTAATAGTGAAAGGCAGGAGATGATGACAGTGAAGTATGAAATTAGGAAGATGAAAGAAACAAGAAAAAGTGAACAGGGAATCCAATATCTATACACTTTTGGCAGGAGCAAGTGGCTAACATATGACGAAGCGATTGCCCTAGAACAAAAGTATCACATATGCAAAAGCCAATTATGGGAAGGCGAAGTCTTAGCAATGGGTGAATTTTAAGACAAGGGGCGGAGCAATCCGCCCCTTTTTATTTGCCTAGATTTTATATGCTATAGTCTTACTCCTATAGCAGAGGGCGGCGCCCATAGTCGCCACCAGTATCACCAGTCCCGAACCCGACCCGACCCGAATCATAGCGAACCCGACCCGAACATTTAGTTTGTTTTGTGTTTGTTAATGTGTATAATAAACCCATCAACAACCTGTCTATGGAGGACAAAATGGAATCATGTGATAAATGCGGAACTATCGTGTATGAGCGCAATCTCGCCATGTTCGGTCATAAGTTTATCTGCCCATCATGCCAAGGATTAAGTGACGAAGAATTAAATGCATATTGGACAGAGCAAGAGCAAGACGAATTACATATTGCTAATGGAGGAGCATAAAATGGACGTTACAATTATCGCAGACAATGGACACGCATGGGGAATCGTATCAATAGAACAGTTAAAGGCGGCACGCCTATCTATTGATGACATTAGCGATTTCTCATACAAGACGCCTAATGGTGAGATACTAGCATTGGAGGAGGATTGCGATCTTCCAAAATATCTGAACAAACTGGAGAGCATGGGCACGAAGATCAACATTCGTGACAATTATATCCCAGACGAAGATCATCCGGATAATCCTAGAACATGGAACAGGATTAGATAGTTCCTCCATAGGACGGAAAGAGCGGCAGAAATGTCGCTCTTTTTGTTTGTGTTATGTCTCATGTTGTCTTATAATCTTATTATGCAATAACCTATGGAGGAATAGATGCATATGAAAGAAATGTTAAAGAACATGGGATTCCATGTAGTCAACACAGGCGGAGGATGCCAAGGATATGAATTATCTCTGCCTAATGGTTTATCCATTCTTGTCACAGATGGCGAAGCGCAGATAACAGACGATGTTAATGTGAAGCCTACCATCGTTTTTGAAGATGGGGAAAATGGCAAGTATGTAGTTGTTGAAGGGAGTGTTGTCTAATGAGCAATGGTTCTTTTGAAGACTACTATAAGCAATTGATAGGCTGGACAATCACAGCGTATCGTGAGGAAGAAGATGAGTTTGGTGGCGATCCAACGCCTATCTTTACTCTCACTAAACCTAAATTTGCATCATTAGAGATGGCTGTCATGTGCGACCCAGAAGGAAATGGTGCTGGGTTTATTGATTTTTATCATCCGGAGAAGGAGAAGAAACATGCCTAATTGGTGTCAGAATGTAATCTATGTGTCCCATGAGGACAAAAACAAGATGGTGGCGTTGAAAGACGCCATCATCAATCATGAGTTATGCGACCATATCAAACCAATGCCGGAGGAATTGAAGGGCACAACATCGCCTTCCGACTCCCCTAATTGGTATGATTGGGCGTGTGAGCATTGGGGAACGAAATGGGATATCTGTTCGTCTCATGATACAGATGAAATCTATAGCGATGATGATGGTGAGACATATGTGTTCAAGTTTGACACAGCATGGGCACCACCAATCCCTGTCTATGAGGAGATGGAAAACCAAGGTTTTCAACTTCTCGCTCGTTATGTGGAGTATGGCGTAGGATATGCTGGGCATTACCAGAATGGTCAGGATTTCTGCACAGAGTTAAAAGATGGTCAGGAAGTTTATGACGAACATCTGCAATCCGAATACGCCTAGAGCGATGGGGCTGGCATCACCAGCCCCATCCATCCGGCTGCCCAGTCCCTGACTGGGTTTTTATTTGTTCTATTACTAGTCCTCCATACTAGTAGGCGCCCCAGGGCCAGGCCCTGGGGTTTTTATTTGTCCCGAATCCCGACCCGACCCGAAAGCTGCCCGACTCGAGGCAGCTGCGCTAGTGCTGCCCGACCCGAATCTTTTTGTTTGTGTTGTGTTGCATGTTGTCCTATAATAGTTGAGTAAACTATGGAGGTTACAAAATGCTTAAAATATCGAACATGACGGGCAAGTTAGAGGGCTTCAAAGCGTTGAATACAAACACGCTAACAAATCCTTATTGCCAGAAAATGAATGCTGTTGATGATGACAACATCATTTGCAAACATTGCTATAGCGTTGAGATGCTAAACGGATTGCGCAAAAATTGCGCTCCATCATGGCAACGAAACAGCGACACGCTGTCGGGCGGATTGATTCCCCCGCATATGTTACCGACAATCCTAGACGCATTTTTCAGGTTTTCCGGACATGGCGAATTAATAAACCTGACCATGTTGGAAAATTTCCACAACATCACGTTACATAATCCGCATTGCTCTTTTGCATTGTGGACAAAGCGCAAGGGCTGGATTCGCAAATTTTACAGCCAGCATGATAAGCCGGCAAACCTGATTCTTATCTATAGCAATCCGCGCATTGACGCGGTAATGGGCACGCGACCAAAATATTTTGATCGCACGTTTAACAATGTATCAGCGGATAGTGTCTTGCCGCAAAACTGTACAGGTCAAAAATGCAAAGATTGTTTGCTTTGCTATACGCCAAACAATGGCGTTACAACAATTGTGGAGGCAGTAAAATGAGAAAAAGATATTTGCCGGTTAAAGGCTGCGAAGAGTGCGAAGAGTTCAAAACCATTTGTGTTGAATGCTTAGATAGCGCAAGGGCTGTTATGACAAAACAAGATATTGTTAGGCACATAAAGCATATTGTCGTTGAACAATACAAAAAGGAACCAGAAGATCGGGATTGGTTCGCGGAGTTCGGCGCCCTAATCGACAAGATCGAAGACAGCATAAAGGAGGAGCAGGCCTAGGCCTGCTTTTCTTTTGCCTCGAGTCCTGGTTGCTGTGACCCTGGTACTGGTGCCCCAGTCCCTAGCTGCCCTTGGGCCAGGCCCCCGAACCCCGAACCCGAATCCCCGACTCCCGAACCCCGAAGCTGCTCCAGTACCGATTCAAGGTGCGTGATGCCCGACTCCCGAACCTGGTTCCACATAGCCTGGTGCCCCGAACCCCGAAACAAGCTCCCCGATCTTAGCCCATTGCGCCCGATTTCAAGGCTCTGGGCGCCCTCAAACAAAATTAGGTCGCCCGAAGGGAGGTGCTTAACCAAGATGAATGACAAGCCCCCATTTCGCGAATACGCGGTATTCCACGCTATTTGTTGCGGGGACAGTCTGACGGAATTGTTTTTAGTTGTTTTTAATTCTATCCAGAACACAAGTCCTAACCAAGCGAAATGCACATCAGGCACGCCACCACCATGTCGGTTTTCAATTCGTGTCGGATAACAGTTCTTCGGCAGATTCCTGCGGACGGTGTTCCAAAAGTTCGCCTCCGGTGTCGGCATCAGTTATCTCCTTGTACTCGCCTTCGATGAAGGCTTGTGGATACTGCTGACGAAGTTGAGACAGACGCGCCGTTATTTCCTCACGCGATAGATCATCAAGTTGATGAATCTGTTCACGCCTATCAACAGTCAAGCCACCAAGAGCGGAACGAATCTTTTCAGCGTTGATTGCTGCTGAGAACTGGCCAGCCTCTTCCGCCCCGGACGATAGTTCGTGCAGGCGTTTGAGCTGACCTGTCACGGTCACACCATATCGGCGTTCTCGCTCTTCTCTCAACTCTTGTATGTAATCGACAAGCTGGGGAAATTTCTTGCCAGCCAGAAGATGCCCAGCAATGGATGCGGCACTATTAGAAGCATAACCTGCTTTTCTAGCGCACTCCGCATTGGAGTAAATACCTTCAACATAGTAACGAGCGAACTCTCGCTGACGGTTCGTCAACTTTCGTCCAGTCTCAGCCTCTATATCATCTGCAAGAATGTCGGTTTTCTTGTTACACATGTCACACTTGTACACCAAAAAAACAATGATTTGAAGCCTTTTCAAAAAACACCAATTTTCCGTCTTTTGTCCATACAGTCTTATAGAGTCTCCAAAGTGTAACAAGTGTGCCAAAAACCCTTAGAAGTGTGCCAAGCTCAAACCCTTGCTGGCCGTGGATCGGAGCCTACCTTGTCACACTTGTCACACTTGTCACACTACATTTGAACTTTTTTCAAAAGTTTTTTTTCAGCAAAAAAGGTGTAACAAACGAGACAAGTGTACCAAGACTTTTGAAGAGGAGTATGCGTTCTCAGGGTTCGGTAAAATTAGTTGTTGCATGTTGTCTTGTTTCATGTATGTTTAACTTATTAACATATGTCATGGAGGACGATATGCAGGAAGTACAGGAAAGGGTCGTGATTCAAGGTTCACGCATCGAGTACGCTATTTATTGCGATTGGTGTTGTGGTCATGGGTACGAGTCTGGGGATCGCGGCGATGTTGTTGATTGTCACAAGTGCCATGGTTCGGGATTCAAGTTTCAGCAAGTAGTGGAGGCAGACAATGGATAATTTGATTTCAATATCTTTGACCGCGAAGCAGTGGAATGTTTTGGAGGTAGCTCTGGATCGTTTCATTGAGGATCAGGTTGATGATGGTTCGGATGAGGCGAAGCTATATGCCGGACATGGGAATATCGTGAAGATTTTAATGCAGAAAGTATTGGAGTCAGACAATGAATAAGCGAGTTTTTTTTGACGCTCTTTGGGATTTGCTCAAGGAGTGTGATGTAGATTTTTTGGAAGTCTATGTCGGGGATGAAGCTGACGATCAGGTTTATGTCAGGTTTGATAATATAGTGGAGGCAGACAATGGGAACTAGAGCGATTTACATTTTTGAGGACGAGCATGAAGAGGTTCATGTTTACAAGCATTATGACAACTATCCGCAGGGTGCGGTGGATTTCATTGAGAACGCCAAGGAGTTCGCATGGGATTTGCCACGGTTTGAGGCTGACGAGTTTGCGGCATCGTTTGTTGCGGCGAACAAGGATCGGAAGGGTGGCGGCATTCGTTTGGTCAACGCGAGTTTCAAGGATCGTGATGAGATGTTGGAGGCTAATGATTGGTGTGACTATTATTATGTGATCTCAAAGCATAACAGCCAAGATTTGTGGATTGAGATTTGGGAAAGTCAGTACATGTCAAGCCGAGACAAATGTTTATGGGTTTTGATTGACGAGTTAACGCATACAGAGATGAAGGAGAAATACGGTGAACGTGCTATCGCTGTTTGACGGAATGTCATGTGGAAGGCTTGCCCTTGAGAGGGCAGGTTTTCCTGTCACTAATTACTTTGCCAGCGAGATTGACAAGTATGCAATCCAAGTTGCCAAAGCCAACTTTCCTGACACGGTGCATCTGGGTGATGTGACCGAACTTCAGACACATGATGGTCGCTTATTTGTTCACGATGAACAGTGGCAAACTCTTAACAAGGGTGCGTATAAGCGAAAGATTGACCTGTTGATCGGCGGCTCACCATGTCAGGGATTTTCGTTTGCTGGCAAGCAACTCAATTTTGACGATCCGCGTTCCAAACTTTTCTTTGAGTTCGTGCGGTTGTTGAAAGCGTTGAAGCCAAAGTATTTCCTGTTGGAGAACGTCAATATGAAGAAAGAGTATCAGGACGTTATATCTGACCTTCTGGGATGCAAGCCTGTGGATATCAATTCTAATCGTGTGAGTGCGCAGAATCGGCGGCGGTTGTATTGGACAAACATTCCAGTCCGTTCCATGCCGGAGAACAAGCATGTCTATCTGAAGGACATCTTGGAGGATGGGTTCACGGATCGCGAGAAGTCGCATTGCATTGACGCGAACTATTTCAAGGGTGGCAATTTGAAGTCATACTTTGAGAAGAATCGGAGGCAGTTGGTGTTTGACTTTGACGATCCAACGGCTACCGGATTGCAGTTGGCTGGTGAGGCAGACCTCAAGGGTCACGGTTATAATCGGCGTGTGTATCATCCGGATGGCAAGGCACCAAGTTTGTGTGCGGCATCTGGCGGCAATCTGGAGCCTAAGATTCTTCAAGTGCCAAGGGGCAAGAACCAAGGCGGCATCAAAGCGCATGACGGTAAGGTGTTCGCTGGGTCGTTTCGTGGGCGTTATCGGGAGAATGGTATTCGTCAGGATCACAAGATGCCTGTCGCGGGATTGGCGGAACAGGAGTTGGAGATTCGCGAGGATGGCAAGACCAACTCTTTGACCACGGTTCAGAAGGATAACGTGGCGGTTCATGTGGAGGAATTGAAGTGGCGCAAGCTGACGCCCATCGAATGTGAGCGTTTGCAGACTGTGCCGGACAACTACACGAACCATGTATCCAACACCCAGCGTTATCGGATGTTGGGCAATGGCTGGACGGTTGACGTTATCTGTCATTTGCTGGAGGGCATGAAGGATGCTGGCGATAAGTAAGTGTCACAAGTGTGACAAGAAGGCGGATGCGAAGGAGGGGGATCTCCTCCTTTGCACGGAACATTGGTTTGAAATCTACGGAGGTAGTAATGGGAAAAGTAAAAAGCTGGGTTATGGACATGGAAGAGGATGCCATCGACATGACGCGAGAGGCGTGGTGCGAGAAGCATGGCGAAAGCCTGATTGAGGTTTACAACGAGACGCGGCGCAAGTACGCGGATTTAGTGGAGGACAAGAACGATGAGTGACATGGACTGGACATTGAGTTTCCTGTCGGAGGTGGCAGGGCAGATTACAACGTCATCAGGTGAGGGCAGCAAAACACGTTTGTTTGCGTGGGCATCTCCAGAGAGGGCAGATTATTGGCTGTTTTACATCGTGGATGACAATGGCAAGCAGGGTGTGAGGATCGTGTCATTCATTGCACCGCATCCGCAGTTATATTCTGTGATTGGTTACTGCAAGTACCATGGCATTCAATGTGAGGTGGACGAGAGTCTGCCGGAGGAGGATGACGATGAGTAATGTTCATGGGAGTCCGGCGGATCGAGGATCGGCGGACAGATATTATGGGCGGCAGGCCAGACCTCATTACAATCAGGTGCAGGAAAATGGTTCGATGAAGCGGATTGAGCGTGAGGATATGACGGACGAGCAAATCCAGGATTATCTCCGCGCCTACGAAAAAGAGGAAGACAGGAAGGATTGGGGCTAATGAAGTGTGAGAAGTGCCAAGCCGAAACGCAGGTTTTTGATAGCCGCCCGAAGGACGACACAATCAAACGGCGGCGTAAATGTGTGAAGTGCAAGCACCGGTTTACAACGGTGGAGATGTATCTCACGCAAGTAAACCAGATCGTGGATGAGGTGGTTCCGAAGCCGGAGCCAGCTCCGCCACCTGTTAAAAAACGTAGAGTCAAACCGCGTGTTAAACGGTTTGAGGATTTGGATTTTGATAATATGACCGATGAGGAGATCGAAAGAGCCATGGAGCAGTATTCATGACACGCCCAAACAAGCTGAAGAGCGCAACGAAAACTTATAATTTGTTAATGCGTCAAAGGCAGTGGGATATGTTGTCCCGCAAGTCCCATGAATTGACGACCTTGACCAGACAGCAAGTCAGTGCTGCGGACATCATCCGCCTGTGTATCGACATGCATATGGAGGAGACCTGTGATGAGATTGAGCGGAGATACCGTGCCCAAAATTATTGATAAGGAGTACCTGATCGCGCAGGACTACATTTTGCATGGCACTCATTATTATTGTGTTAGAGCGGAAACCATGGGCGAGGCGGTTGCGTTGATTGAGAACGATCCGGAACTTCATCCGGATCACACCGAAGCGCAAAACGTGCTTATCACCGGATATACCGAAGCGGAGGACAATTATGATAGTTAAGGCAATGGCGCTGGTCTGCACCGTATTTGCAGGAGGCGAGTCCAAATGCGTGACGGAGTTTTATCCCAGTACGTTTGAGACTGTTCAGGCCTGTAATGTTCAACTGATGCAATGGCGGTTATACGAACTGCCCAGAAACAAGAAGATTGTTCTGGATGATTGTGTTATAACAAGCTATAAACATGAGCAATGATAATAAAATCTTAGATTTCACAATTACTTTGTATTCAAACAAGTTAAAAATTGTGAAGGAGGTGAGCTGTAAGCCCACCGAATTGGAGAAGGTGATTGACGAACTGGACAATCAAGCCAGCGTCCCCAGAAGGGGAGACGGTCACCATGGTTACTACATCGAAGTCGAAGTAAGGAGATATAAGGATGTATATGGGAAACCAAGAAGTGTTGGTGAACGACACACTGAACCTGCTGCGCGGAAAGCTAGTGCGGTTCATTCTGGAGGACGGGGACATGCGGATGATCGCAAACCTCGTGGCAACAGCGGACGAACTGGGTCTGGAATACGATCCGGAGAAAATGGTGTATCGGGACGTAAAGGCTCAAGAGGCAAGGCGCAAGAGTCGGGCGCAACTAGCCAGAGAACTCGAGCCAGGTCTGAACGCGCTGTTCGGGGCGGAGTACGCCCAGCACGATCCGAACCTAAGTCCGGAGGAAAAAGCGGCGTTGAAAAAGAAAGCGGCAAAGGCCGAGGAGGCGCGGGAAGCAAAGCGTCTGGAGACAAACCGCAAGGCGCGAGAAAAGTATCACGCAAAAAAGAAAGGTAAGGCGAATGGCAGCAAAGCGCGGAAGACCTCAAGTTGAGGAGAAGGCGGCTTTTCGTAACGTAGCGGTTCCGATAGAGATTTACCATATGATCCGCAAGTTGTCGAAGGCTGAAGAGCGGACGATTGCTAGGCAACTAGCAGTCCTGATTAAAGAAGCATACCATCGTAAATTGGAGGTTTGATATGTTTGGTAAGTTTATGAAGATGTTTTTCCCTATGTTTGTTTCGGAACCGGAGCGTGCGCGGGATGAGAAGGGTCGGCTTGTTGGTGACGACAAGAAGACTCCTACGTTTAATGAAGCGTGGGTCGGGGGTCAGGCTCCGGCGAAGAAGGTTGCACCCAAGGCGGCGCCGAAGAAGCGTGGCAGGCCAAAGGGTAGCAAGAACAAGAAGAAATGAAACGCAATCCTATAGCGCGACAGGTTCGTGAGCCAAGGTTCAGGAAGCGTGTCGTAAAATCCAAGAAGGTATATACAAGGAAGGGGCGGTCAATCCGCCCCTTTCATTATGCTTCCCACCTAAACTTCAACTGCCCGTATATGGGTTGCCAATCCCGTTTGCGGTTCTTGCGATCCCAGCCCGACTCTGTAGGCTTGGTTTCTCCGACTATCTTCCACCCAGCCCCACGAAGCGAGGAGCCAGACTCTTCCTGCAAGGTATATGTAACCATGCGTTTGCCGCCCATCTGCTGCCATATTCTCCAACACCGCCCATAGAGAAAACTGCAAGAGTTTTTGGGTGCGTGACTCACAACGCAAACTCTGGTAACCTCGGAGGTTACGCCATCGTCTAGCATTCTCGCCACTGGCCTGCCGACTATGGCAACTCCAACCAACTCTTCTTCATGAACTGCACCGACTGCAAACTTGCCGCCATGAGTGGGTTTGTTGTGACGATGGAAGTTAGCTACAAATTCATTCGCCTCCCGAATTGTCAGTGGTACAATTTGTAAACTCATCCGCCTGTTCTCCCTGACAACATTCGCTAATAACCAGATGACACACCGAACATTGTATGTGCCCATGGACATCGACTGGTGGCATATTCGTCTGGCATCGAGGACAAAGCCCCGCTGCCATTCGTTTTGCAAAAGTGCCATCACCTTGATCTATCATGTTTCTCCTCCACTCTCATGCAGACGGCCTCTTGGTTCACTGGCATGTTCTCCCAGAACACTTGAGTCGCCGTCACATGGCACTCCGCTATTGTTGGATGCACCGACAGAACTCTGGCGTCTAGGTTGTCTATGCTGTTCGCTGTGACCAGAACTAGAAGCCAAATCATTCCGCCTCCGGCTCTGCCTTATAAATATTTCTTTTTGTCTCAAGCGATATGATGTTGTCACGACTCATCCCCCTTATGAACTTCTCCGCTACATCTGGTGTTAGGCCAGTCAGTTTACGGAATCGGTCAACGGCTTGGGCGAGTGTTAGACCGCCCTTTTTGTAGTCAACCAATACATCTATGCTGCCTGTGATTTTGGCGTCAGCTTCAGCCATTCTCTTGCCTCCTCTCCTAATACTCTTGCACCTATATCTATCTTATCACGAAGTGCCTTGACGATCTTCTCATCAATGGTTCCATCCGCAATTAGGTCGATATATGTGACAGGGTTTTTCTGACCTATACGATGACAGCGGTCCTCGGACTGGATCCGAGTTTCAAGATTAAAGTCGTTTGCATAGTAGATCACTGTATTGGCCTCGGTCAGTGTGAGGCCGTATCCTGCGGTAGCGGGGTTCGCTACAAAGAATCTTGCGGTTCCGTTCTGGAACCTGTCGATAGCGAGTTGCCGATCTTGGTCTGATGTGTCGCCGTAGTATGAAACCACCGACTGTTCGCCGTACACTTTGGCAAGTTCTGCTTGGATGTGGATGATATCGTAACGGAAGCGCGACCATATGATGATCTTGCCGGATACTTCCTCGATACAATCCATCATGGCAGACAGGCGCTGAGTCGGAACTTCAATAAGATCACCCTCGTCAGTCTTTATATGCCCAGACAAAACCTGTTGGATGCGCAGCATCTGAGTGATGACTTGCGGCGCCGACACCAGATCTCCGCCTTCCAGAAGTGTCATGGCTTCCTTTTGCAAATCCTTATACATGCGAATCTGTTCCATGGTCAGCCCAACATTACGCACGGTATATGTTTTTTCCGGCAGATCCAGACAATCCTTCTTCAAGACTCTATATGTATAGGGGTCAATCTTGACCGAAAGTTCTTCTAGGTTCCTGTACCCAAGGATTTGTTGGAAACTATGCGCGCCCATGCTGCGTTTTTGTAGAACAGCGTATCGACCCTGAAACGCATAGTAGGAGTCGTAACCAAGGATCGTGGGGTTAAGAAACTGAAACTGCGCGAACAGATCCATGGGGGATTTTGTAACAGGAGAGCCTGTCAACAGTCTTCTGTACTTGAACTTAGCCGCGATCTTCAGTAAAGACTTGGTGCGTTTGGCCTTATGGTTCTTGATGGTGGTACTTTCGTCAATAGCTATAAGGCCATTCTGCCCGAATCTTTCCGCCATCCACTCGCCGGCTGTCTTACCTTTAGAACTAGAGAACGACTCTACGTTCATCACAAAAATCTTAATTCCAGGTTCCTTGTTAAAGAAGAATGCTTTGGCTTCTTCCTTGTAACCTTTTGTCTGACTGGCCTGCCATGCGCACACGCTGTGCCGGATATCGTTTGGGAAATGTTCTGGAATCTCTTTGTTAATCCAGTTGCGGTATACGCCTTTCGGTGCAATGATTAATGCGAAGTCGAGCTTATGTGTATTGCCCAGATACGCGATACTATCAATTAAGACCTTGGACTTACCAGTTCCCATTTCCATAAAGAATCCATACGCATTCATAGGTATACTGCGGAGCATAGCTTCCCGCTGGTGCTCATATGGTTCCGTTTTAAATTTGTAGTTGACTTCCATCTATGTCCTCCTATATTGTCTGAACATAGGGTAACGGAATGGTTCCGTCAAGCCCATCAAACCTGAAGAGGATGTACTTGCTATGCAGCAGAGTGAAACAATCTTTGATGAAGAAATGTTCGCAGATGCGGATACGCTTTCCGGCGTTGATGCGGATGGGGGCAAGCAGTTGTCCGGTCTAGTTCACCGGCTCAACGAGAAGCAACAACAAATTGACGATACTGAAAAGTATCTCAAAGAACTAAAAGCAGAAAAACAGAGGATTGCGTTTGAGCAAATACCTATGCTCATGGATGAGATGGGTATAGAGCGCGTGGATGTGGACGGTGCAACCGTTACGCTGAAGCCGTTTGTATCTGCGTCAATCCCTGCTGACCGGAAGCAGGAGGCTTTTGACTGGCTCCGAGAACATGGTCTGGACGACATAATCAAGAACGACATCATCGTGTCGTTTGGTCGTGGGCAAGACAACGCTGCTGGGGACGTTATGTACGAACTCGAGCAGAAAGGTTTTCACCCAGAGCAAAAAACTCATATTCATTCGATGACCTTGAAGGCGTTCATTCGTGAACAAGTCGAACAGGGTAATTCGATAGATCTGGATATGTTTGGAGCCTATGTAGCAAGAACTGCTGAAGTAAAGAGGAAGAAGTAATGGCTAATCAAGTAGCAAAAAAAGAAGAGGCTGGTCTGCCAGCCGAAATGATGGACGATATCTTTGACACCGCTGGTGAGGGTACAACCTACGAAGCTGGCGAGTTACAGATTCCTTTCGTCCGTGTAGCGCAAGGAACGTCACCACAACTCAAGAAGAGCGACATGAAGTACATCGCTGACCTACGTCAGGGCGATATCTTCAACACCGTCTCTAACGAGATCTGGGATGGCGAGAAGGGCATCACCGTGATTCCATGCTACCAAGTGACCACTTACCCAGAGTTCGTCTCTGGTGACCAAGGTGGCGGCTTTGTGGGTGTGCGTTCACCCGATGACCCAGACTTGTCCCGGACTACCAGAGTTGGTGCCAAGGAATATTTGCCCAACGGTAACGAGGTCATTAAGAGTGATCAGCACTTCTGCCTCATCTTGGGCGAAGACGGTATGTATGAGCCAGCCATTGTGGACTTCAAGTCTACTGGTCTGAAGGTCAGTCGCCGCTGGAAAACTCAGATTGCCATGCAAAAGGTCAAGCATCCAAAGACTGGTGAAATGAAAACACCTGCTTTGTTTGCAACCATGTGGAAGCTGACGGTGGTCGAGGAGTCTAAGACTGTCGATGGCGAAATGCGTACTTGGTACAACTGGGCGATTGAGAAGGTCGGTCTTGTACAGGATAAGGCTTTGTTCAACGAAGCAAAGCTGTTCCGCGAATCTGTCATGAAGGGTGAGGCTAAAGCCCAACAGGAAGAGGCGCCGATGGCGTCTGCGGCTCCTGTGGACGACAAGCCTGTTGAGGATGACGATATCCCATTTTAGTGACTTGGGGGAGGTTCGCCTCCCCCTCTTTTTGCGGAGCGAGTGATGAGTTTAGTTGATCGTTTCGCTGCGGCCTTTGAAGGCTCCAGCGTAGCACACGGTCAAACAACGGTAGGAAGCGTAAGGAAGAACGGAAAAACAGAGGCAAAAAGTTTCATTGTCCGAGAGCCACTAACCAAGACATTGGTGGCGGCTCACCTAGAGGGTGGGCATGGAGTTGGATCAATACCTATTAACGACCAGAACATGTGCAAATTTGGTGCATTGGATATCGACACATACCCAGTCGATCACGTTGAGATATTGAAGAAGTGCCGCCGTTTTAAGCTACCGCTAGTTGTTTGCCGATCAAAATCAGGCGGAGCGCATCTATTTCTGTTTATGCAGGATTGGATTAGTGCAACGGATATGCGTGATCACCTTACGGAGTTCGCTGCGGTGCTTGGCTTTGGCGGATGTGAAGTGTTTCCAAAGCAGAACAAGATTCTTGCCGAGCGTGGGGATGTGGGTAATTTTATCAACCTGCCGTACTTTGAGGCAGAGAATACATTACGTTATGCAATAAACAGCAAGGGCGAGGATCTGTCACTTGAGGAGTTCTTAAACCAAGTAGACAAGATCAAATGTACTTTGGAGGATCTGCGCAAGCTGGAGTTCTCTAGTGATGACGATGAGTTGCGGGAGATGCCGCCATGTTTGCGGATTATGTTTGCAACCTCGGTGCCAGATGGAACCAGAAACAAGGTTATGTTTCATGCTGCGGTAACCGCCAAGATGATGCATCCGGATTCGTGGGAGACCACGCTGGAGAAGTGGAACCAGAAGTTTTGTAAACCATCTCTGCCAGCCAACGAGATTGTAACTATCCAGTCTCAGCATAAGAAAAAGGATTACGGCTATCTTTGTAAAGAAGAGCCTATGGGCAGTCATTGTGACAAGGCGGCTTGCCGCCAAGCCAAGTATGGCGTGGGCAAGAACGGATCCATGCCGGGAATTACTGGCCTGACTATTCAGAAGTCGGAGCCGAGGCTTTACTTCCTTGACCTTGATGGCAAACGGCTGGAGTTATCCACCGAACAATTACAGATGCCGTTGCAGTTTCAAAGAGCCTGTATGGAGCAGTTGGATGTTATGCCGCCCATAATGAAGGCGCCGGATTGGCAGAGTTATGTGAACGGTTTATTGG